GAAGATCAACTAACCCGTGACATGCTTGCTGCTACTGCTGCATTCATGAACTGTGTTGGTGGTGTTAACGGCGATGTTCCTACAGAAATGACCTTAACTGACATACAATCAGTAGTTAAGACTTTGCTTGGTAACAATGCAAAGACCTTACTTGATAACATCGAAGGTGAAGACCGTTTTGGTACTGGACCTGTGCGTAAAGATTGCGCACATTAAATCTTCTCTGATAGACTTGGAAACCGTAGTGGCGTTAAGTTAACCGGCGACAAGGGGCAAGAATGATACCTTTAATGATTTGCAGCGAATGTATAGAACAAATTAAGAATTTTACACCAATTCAAAAAGATATTTATGAAGCAGAACAATCTTCGGGATTTAAATATCGCGGCTTATTTAAATGTAATGAGCCGAAATGTACTAATCATATAGAAAATATGGATTGGGTGTATAACGAATTAGGTATCAAACAGCCTGAACGTAGCAAGCGAGAAGACTCACAATGTGAGATGCGGTGCTCTGAACATTGTGGAAACACAATGAGGGATAAGTAGAGAAAATCCCCGCCTAGCAATAGGTCAAAAAAGTAACAGATAGCAGACAAACTGAGGATCAGCTTAAACTAAGTGAGCTGAATAAATCTTCTCTGATAGACTTGGAAGCCGAAGTAGCGATTAGTTAACCGGTGACAAGGGGCAAGATTATGAGTAGACCACAAATAGGCGACATAAAATTTGAGTATATATACGACACTGATACTTCAGTGAGATGTATAACCCACGTGGTAACGGCAGTCCATGATAAAGAACCTATTTGGACATTACTTTCTGATCAGCCTGAACGTAGCAAGCGAGAAGAAGGTTGCAAGGGGCTATGTGATAATAAAGGCGTTACGATCCCTGCAGGGATACATATGAACGCATTATCAGAGTCAACTTTGCGATCTATGCGGTGCTCTGAACATTGTGGAAACACAGTGAGGGATAAGTAGAGAAAATCCCCGCCTAGCAATAGGTCACAAAAGTAACAGATTTGACTAGAGATATGCTGGCTGCGACAGCTAGCTTTATTAACTGTGTTGGGGGTGTCGATGGCGACGTTCCGACTGAAATTACTCGCTCAGATGTAGACACTGTTGTGCGTGCATTGTTGAATAACAACGCATACACAATCATGGATAATATCGAAGGTGAAGATAAGTTCGGTAAAATGTGTGCCGAAGTAAAATCTCTTCTGATAGACTTGGAAACCGTAGTGGCAATGAGCTAACCGGCGACAAGGGGCAAGAATGGAATATCAGTGCGAATGCGGCAAGGATCATATATTTAAGTGTTATAAGTGCGCAAAGAGTACTTCACTCTGTACCAGAAAAGGTAATACGCTCATAACGGGGCGTGAATTTGAAGGGTTAGAGTTCTTTTCGCTATGTGATTCTTGCATGCAGGACGTCTTTTGTTTCATCCAGCCTGAACGACTAAGTGAAGAGACACCGAAAGGTGATGCGATAGTCTGAACTCTATAGAAATATAGAGAGGGAGTCTCGAAGAAGTTCCCCGCCTAGTAATAGGTCACAAAAGTAACAGAACTGACAGCTCCAGTACGTGATGCGTACTTTGCGCTCTGTTCAACCAACTTAACAGGAAACCTTGATAACATTGCTGGGTTCGTACAAAAGAACCAATATCCAGCTCCAATGAATGCATTGCGTTCAGAATGGGGTGCAGCCGGTAACCTTCGTTTCCTCATTTCATCAATCGGATCTCAATTCCTTAATGCATCTAGCTTAGGCAATACCGTATACAACATCTTCTGTGTTGGTATGGAAGCTTATGCCTGCATTGAGCAAGACGGATACAGCGCGAGCTTTAATATGATGGAGCTCATTAAATTTCTTCTGATGGACTTGGATCCCGTAGTGGCTATTAGCTAACCGGCAACAAGGGGCAAGATTATGAAAGTAACTCTAGAATTTACAAAGTTCTCAGAAAGATATCCAGAAGATAAGAACAGAGATGTACTGATTGCCTATCGCCATGAAGGCTCAGTTGGAGCAGCTTCTATGTCTGCTGGGAATCATTATGAAGTGCATAATGAGCATTTGTTGTGGTGGAGTTATTTTGATTTTCAGCCTGAACGACTAAGTGAAGAGACACCGCAAGGTGAAGCGATAGTCTGAACTCTATAGAAATATAGAGAGATTGGGTCGAAGAACCTGATCCGCCCTAAAGGGTCACAAAAGTAACAGAATGTATGCATGCATTGAGCAAGACGGATACAGCGCGAGCTTTAACAGAATAGAGCTCCTTAAATCTTCTCTGATTGACTTGGAAGCCCTATGGGGTGACAAGGCGCAAGTGGCAGTTGCTACAGCGTGAACGACTGAGTGAGAAGAGCCCGATAGGGTATGCGACAGTCTGAACACTATGGAAACATAGTGAGGGAATCTCGAAGAAGTTCCCCGCCAGAAATGGTCATAAAAGTAACAGAATGTATCTATAGACCACCAATCTATGATGGCCCATTGGCGCTTAACGCGTCCGTAGGCTACAAATTTGCTGAAGTCCCGCGTATAACAAATGACCTTTGGGTCATCAACCTTCGCGCTACTTTAGCGGTTTAAGGAGATACTATGGACGGAACTATTATAGGACAAGGTACGTTTGTTGCCTCTTCCGCTGGGTTATCAAACCCAAATGCAGGTAATGCATCATATAGCAATGCAATTCCTGCAATTATCCAGATCCCTTCTGGTGCTGACTGGGTCTATGTCTATAACTATACACAGTTCGGAACTGTTGGAAGCGCCGCTGGTGCTTACTTCAATGGTACGGCTAATGGTAGCGAAGGCATAGAGTTCTATTGGCAACGACCAATGGCTAATGGTACTGGTCTTGCTAAATACCATGCCGCTGCTAGTGAAGTAATGTCGAGTGACACCTTCGTCTCTGGTGGATTTACTCTGTATGATCCATCTGGACAAGATCAGAATGCATTACCTATTCTTGGAGCAGCAGTTGCAGTTTCTGCCGCTACAAACGTCACGAGACCAGTTGTTACTCACACTGCAGACACTTCAGTAGTTGTTGGTTCTGTTGTTCGTATGAGTAATACGGCACAAACAGATGTTAACGGTATTGATATGGTAGTTGGTACAGTTACTAACTCAACCACATTCACGCTTTTAACAGCAAGTAACCCATTGGCAACTGCCCCAGGTGTCGTTGGCGGTGCTGGGTTCTATAGAGTGGTAAATGTAAACCCTCTCTTCTATCCACGTTCACGCTATGTAGTGAATATTACACAAGCTGTTAATGCGCAAGTGTCTACTTCAGTAGCTCACGGTCTAACCGTAGGTCAAGAAGTACGATTCAACATCCCTTCCGTTTCAGGAATGGTACAGTTGAACGGCACAACGCAGAATAACTATCAGCCTGCAATAATTCTGAGTGTTGTTGATGATTATAACTTTACAATCAACATCAATACGACTGGATTCACTGCATTCACGTGGCCGACAGCTGCTCAACAACCAAGCTCATTCCCGCAAGTTAATCCTGTTGGTGAAGATACTGCTACGTCATTGTCTTCAGTGTCAGCTCAAGTGCCTTCTATTGGTGGAGTACAAATCTACAATACCAATACGCAGATACTTGCTGATTCTACTGTCAACACAGGATTCTTGGGTATGGTATTGGGAGCTGGTGGAAATGGTAAAGCATTAACTACACCAATCATCGGACCTGCTGGAGGTATTTCCTGGTCTGCTAGTAACGTTCCAACTGGTGACGTTATGTACTGGCGTGCTGGTAAGTCTACTTACGGCGGACTGTAAATAAAAAAAGGCTAGGTAGTTGGAGCTACTTAGCCTCTATAAATTGTAGAATTTTTGTAAGGTCCTACGATTTCAACCTATCACTTTTAAAAAGGAGTGTCATGTCAGAAATAAAAGAATCAGTGGCAGCGCCGAAGCCTGCAGAAAAAAAAACGAAGATCAATCACAACTATTTACGCGATAAAGACAAAGAAAAGGTCAGAGGGTTATTCAAGTACTATGAGGTTCCCGGAGGCACATTCTCTTTTGTATACGGTCCTATTTATAAAGGCGATACCACTGAGCGTTATGATTTTGAAGATGGCAAAGTGTATTCCATTCCACTTGGTGTTGCCAAGCATCTAAATAAGAATGGTTGGTATCCAGAATATAAGCACACCTCAGACGAATTCGGTCGCTCTATTGCGATTATAGGGTCTAAGATACGAAGATTCGGGTTCCAAAGCCTAGAGTTCGTTGATCTTGAGGATCTAACCCCAGAAGGTCAACCGTTGGCAATCGTAGGGGGATAGCATGTCTACCTACGTTCCTTCGTTTACACTAACAAATCCGGTCTACAAACCCGCTATGCGAGTCATAGCGGGAATAACCCAGGCGCCGGTGGCAACGGTCACTACAACCGTTCCTCATGGGTATTTGGTGCTAACGATAGTGAGATTAGATATATCACCAAGCGGTGGGATGCAGCAGGCAAATCAACAGACGGGAACCATATTGTCGGTGCCAACGCCAACTACATTTACGGTATCAATTAACACTTCTTTATATGATGCATTTACTGTTCCGTCCGTATGGCCACCACCGTATAATGATTCCCAAGTGGTTCCAATTGGTGAGGATAATAGTATCTTGACCGCCGCAGTTGTGAACGCACTCAACCCATCCTAATTCTCTTAAAAAAGGAGAGAGTAATGGCAATTGTTGCGCCTAATGCAACCCTACAGGCGATAGAGACGAAAGTTAGAAGACTAACCAGAAGTCCATCCATCCAACAGTTAAGTGAGACTGATCTACAGAACTATATCAATACCTTTGTAGTCTACGATTTCCCTGAGCATCTGCGTATGTTCAATAACAGAACTACCTACACGTTCTACACCAATCCAGGACAGGATCGCTACCCAACTGACGAGGTATCCTTTGCGGGAGCAGTAAACAATCCTCTCTACAACTTCCAGAATAACTTTATATCCATCCACTCCCCTGTATACATGGCTGGGTATAACTCATTCTTTACACAGTCACGCGAGCAGTTCTTTGGGATATATCCAAAAACGAACAGTATTGCCTTTACAGGCGCTACGGGTAATGGGACAAATACACAGTTCAGTGGGATAGTTAATACTGCTCAATCTAGCCTCGTTCCAGGACAAATGAATCAGGCGGCAGGGATATTACAGTTCGAAGTTCTCTTCGATTCTGTAGACTCTAATGGTCTTGGGGTGACTCTTGTTGATGTACCAGTAGTAAGTACTGCGACTGGTAATAATACAGAGATCGGTAACCTCTATGATCCTAATAGTTCGTTATACCAAGCTGCTTTAGCTACTCCTCCAACTGTTCCTTTCTTGGGGCCATTATTACCAGGAACGGGATACATTAACTACAATACAGGGCAGTTCAACATAAACTTTACGACAGCACCTGGAGCCGGCCAACCGATCAATTCTCAAACGGTATTCCAGGTCCTTTCGTTACCTCAATCACTTCTCTTTTACGACAACACGTTCTTTGTGCGTCCGGTTCCTGATCAGCCGTACAGGATACAGTTTGAAGCGTATATGCGACCTACGTTCTTGATGGCAACTAACCAGACTCCGCAACTTGAAGAATGGTGGCAGTACATAGCCTATGGTGCAGCTAAAAAGATTCTTGAAGATCGTCTGGATATGGACACGGTTGCCTTGATAACTCCTGAGTTTCAAAAGCAACAGAATCTGTGTAACCGTAGAACGCTTGTTCAATACACAAATGAAAGACCGGCTACTATCTATACGCAAGAGAATGGTCCTGCTAATGGTGGATTTGGTTGGGGCGGTGGTAATAATAATACGTAATAGGAGAGTAGAATGGCATATAATCCCAACATTCCTCAACCCACAGATAAACTGTCGGTATCACAGAGTGATTTACTTAACAACTTTCAATCGTTAAATATATGGATGGGAGTTAATCATTATCTACCCACAAA